TCTAAATATACTCCTGTTTCAAATCTAATACCATTTCCTGGAACATAAATATCTAAACCCTCGCTACTAAATTTAGCTTGGAATTGTAAAGAACCTGTACCGTCTGTCCCATCATGTAGTTTTACTAGACAATTAGTTCCACCGTGAGCTTGTATATATGTAACTCTACATGGTCCTAAATTTGTACTACCACCTGTTATAGTTTTAAACCTTCCATCAGCTGTTAGTGTCGTAAATTTTTGGTCTGAACTCATATTTTCTCCTTAAAATTAAATGTGGGGCCGAAGCCCCACACTATTACCTATTAAAGTTCGGTATTAGCTGTTCTCTCTTTTCCTGCTGAAATGTAATCTAAAGTCATTACTTTCGCAGCAGCTGCACCGTTTTGAATTGCAAATGAAACAGCCAACTCTTCGTCGTCTGGAGCATTTGTATTCACGGCAGTTCCAACTTTTACGTTATCTTTATAAACAGAAAACTTTCTAATTCTTGGATCGTAATAAAATCCTAAAGTCATGAAAGTGTCGTCAGCTGCGTTACCACAAGAAACAGTTGTTTCTGTGCTGTCTTTTTCGATTACTAATTCAATTGAAGTAGCACCATCAGCTTTTCTGAAAAAGATACCATCAGTTGTACCATCAATAAAAGTAGTATCAGTGATAGCTAAACCAATTGCAAAGTCAGATTGTGTTGCATCATTAACTTTGAATCTAGTTTTAAAATACAAACCTTTTGCAGCTTCGTATTTGAAAGATTCAATTACGCCACCTGAACCGCCAGCCCATTGAAATTCATCAGAATCGTCATCTGCATCGTCGTTTGTTACAACTAATAAACCGCCATCACCATCTCCTAAAGCTTCGGTTGCATTACCTGAACCTGCTTCAGTTGTAGTAATTACCCAGTCACTAGCTGTGTATTTATCGAAGTCTTCATGATAAACGTGGTATTTAATTGGATCTGGTTGTTTTAAAAATTCACCAGTTCCTCCTGTCACTACGTTTGTGACTCCTGAAGTAAAGTGTGTTGTCATAATATCAGCGCCTCCTTAACGCCAGTTATCTACGATAACCAATTTATTTATAAGAATTATATAGTAGTTTTGAGTAGAGCGCAAGAGGGCCTGTAATGTGGATTGGATTTTTCCAACGATGTAGCTTTTTATTAAGTAGCTACTGAAACTTCAGGTGCAGAGCCTTCTATTTTATTTTGCAAATGCTCTTTTTGAGCTTCTGCCATTTTAATATGGCTAATTACGTCTCTGACTTTTCTGTCAATCTTAACCATATTGAGAGTATATCTACCCTCTTTAAGATGCTCCTGCTCCCATTCGAGATCCAGACCCCTTTTCTTCGTGTAAAGGTCCTGTAGATGTTGCATCATATTCTCCATTAATAACCTCCTCATAGGTTATTCTATTTATCTTGGGATCATTCATTTCTCCAAGATATTCCCATTGTATATCATTTTTTCCCAATCTGTCAAGGATAGCATTTTCTAAAGACTGAGGATTATCCTCTGACGTAACTTCAAATTTTCCGTGATATTTGTAAGCGTAGATATTTACTAGGAATTTTTTCATTGTCTCACCAAGTTATTTTTTAAATGTGGCGAGACTATGTCCCGCCACATAAATTAGTTATTACGCACCTTCAACGCCGAAGATACCTCTAGGGTCTGATACTCCAAACGAGTATCTTTCTCTAGCTTTGTATCTGACATTTCCAGTATCGAAATCACCTTCCATCGCAGTTGTCAATGGTGCTCTTGTGAACATTTTCATGCCATTAGGCACGTCTGTCAAGATATAGAACGCATCTGAATCAGTTAGGTAATTGTTCACTCTGTATCCTTGAGGAACCATTCCCATTGAAACGATTGCATTAATATCGTTGTCAGCTGTTCCAGTTCTACCTTGAGATTTCATCAATCTCTCAGCTGTAAACTGAAGCTCTGAAGGGATGATCATTTTCAACCCTCTCGCTGCGATTCTAAGACCTCTTTCGTCAGTCATTTTAGCAATGTCAATCATTGACTGCTCTAATGACGTTTCGTTAAGATCCGCCTGAGTAGTTAAGGTATTTTTAAAAGTACCTGCTACTGTAGGGTGAGCTGTGCTAAATAAAGCAACACCATCACCTGACTTGAACGTTGCAGTTGATGGTAAACCGTTGATTAAAGGCTCAACAGATTTTACTTGCTTAGCATTACTCATAGATCTTGCTAAAGCTTTTGTGTATCTAGCAGCTAATCTATCGTAGAGATTATCTTCGATAGCTTCTTCTGTGATAGCAAATGCTAAAGCTACAGTCTCGTGAGTGTAACGAGCAGTGAAAGTTTCTTGTGCATCATCGAATGATACGCCAGCACCTTCACCTTTTACTTGTGCGTTTCCGAAACCAGATAACATAACTTCTTCTTCAAAAGCTCTGTCACTGTTCTCGTTGGTATAAATCTCAGCATGCTGATTCTCATACCTTTTGTATTCCAAGCCGAATAGTGCATTCAGACCTGGCTCTAGTTCTTTAACTAGTTGTGATCGTGATATTGCCATGTTTTATCTCCTATTCTAGCTATTACGATTGTAGCTCAATTAAATTGATACAAACGACTACAGACGCAAATCCCGCAGTAATATCCTCATTTTCAGGATCTTCTGCAGATCTTAACAGTCTAAACGAAGCTGCATCAGCACTTGTGTCATCTATATCTAATGTCGCTGAAGATCTACCAGTAGTATCACTACCAGCAGAAGTATTCATGTCATAAGTTTCTAGAAAACCTGCTTGAGTTACAGCAGCGTCAGTCGCTACTACATATTGTTGTTGTGGGTTATCGAATACAAAAGCGTCAACGTCTTCTGAGTTCGCCGGTGTTATCGGAGTCTTATAGAAATTCGCAAACGTTGGCTTTAAAGTTGTAGCCGCGTTGTAGAATATTCCATTTAATACACCTAAGATAGGTGCATCAGTAGTTTGACCGTCGATAATGTAACCAGCGTTAGAAGCAACAGCGCCGCCTTGGTATATCGTAGTACCATAACCCGCATCGATTTTGTACTTACCTTGACCAGAAGTCGCTGGAGTTTGTCCAAGCGTTCCTGCAGGAATAAGGCCAAAACCTTGTGTGTTTCTATTTGCCATAGTTGTTTCCTTTACAATGTACCTGCCCCGAAGGGCCTCCAGTACGGTTTATAAAAATTCAGTGATTGAAAAAATTATTTTTTCGTACCACCGAAGGTTACACGAGACTGCCTCTCAACATTGATAGGCATCCTCTGGTCTTGCTCCTTCATTAAATCGTTTGAAACTGCATCGCTTCGATCTTCATGACGTCTAGTCATGTACTCTTGTCTTTGCTTCGCGATTTCTTCGGGTACCTTCGCAAGTAGAAGGCCACCAACCCCAATTACCCCTTTGTATTTCCCGTCTTCGAGAACTGGATAATCAGATGCATTTTCGACTTCTTCAGCTCTAACTAATTCATAACCTTCTCTAATTCTTCCGGTTACGTTTTTAGTGTCTTGAAAGCCAACGCTCTCTGCTCTTATCCATCTATACCTGAATCCATCAGGTGCAGGGGGTGCATCTAGAGAAGATGGTGGAACCCACACTTTTGGTCTTTCAGACTTTGACCGTGTTTGGTTCGCACGAGAAGTGTTTTTATCTTTTTCCATGTTACGCTCCTTCCGTGGTTTTTAATTGTTTTGCGTACTCTTCGAGTGGCACTCCTAATTTTTTCGCTATTGCGACTTGTGAAGAAGTGAGTTTCACAGTTTTGCGACCAGGCTTTACGCTTCTATTAGCAGAAGCCACTGTCTGAACAGGGGCGGTCGTTTGTCTATTCTCAGTTTTACCAAATTTATGCGGGAAGTCAACTCGTATTCTTTTATCAACTTCTGCATAATACTCGTCAGAGCTAGGATCAAACCCTTCTTTTTCAGTAAGATCCTTATGAATCTCAAATGCGGTATATGTCATCGCTCTATCAGTTCCAAACCAAGGATTCTTAGAAGCCCATGCTTCAGCTCTAGGATCTGGGTTTATAGGATCATCTTTTTGAGGAAGATTAACATCTCCACCTTGAGATAGATTTACAGGTTTCTCATCCTGTGTTATTGATTGTCTTCCCTCTTTAGCTTGCTCCAGTTTTGCATTCTCAAATGCGAGTGTTGCAATTCTTTTGTTAGCATCAACTTGTGCCTGCGCATCACCAGATTCAATAGCTGCAGCTAATTCTTTTTGTGCTGCTTCCATTCCTGATGAAATAGTAGACTCAAATTTTTTAATGTAGTCAGAGTCAGTTTTTTCAAATTTCTTTTCTAAAACTTTTCTTTTTTGTTCTACAGCTTGTGCGTATTCAACAGCAGCTTTTTCTCTTCTCTCTGCTTCTCTCATCTTACGAGTTAGTTTCGCAATACGAGCTTGTACACCTTTACTGTAATCTTCTAACTTACTATCGTCTTCTTTTGTTTCTTGTTGTGTTGTTTCTTGTTCCGTCGTTTCTTCTTTAGGCGCTTCAGTTTC